TAGGTGAAATACCTGCTGCTGTTAAAGTAATCCCGGGTGGTACTGCCACACTAATTATCATATCTTGTTGTATCGCTTTAACTATTTCTTCAATTCTAATTCTTTCCATAATTTCATCAGGATTAATTGCACCTGAAGGTAATACACCAACAGGGAGTCCTGCTTCTGACTTTCTTGCAATAATTTTTGAAGCAATTTTTGTTGGTGATAATCCAGCACGAAAGGGCACACCTGTTAAAATAAGTGGTGTTGGCACAGGTGGTGGACCACCAGTTGATGAGAGATTCAATACTTTTATAAATCCCCCAATAATTGCGTCAATACTATTGAAGTTAATTGCCATATTAATCTTTTTTTAGTTCTTTAATGCTAATCCATTTCCAACCTAAAAATAATTTTGTACATATTCTTCTAAACCAATTTGGTTTTGAAGTAGTTGCAAGTTGTGTACCTTCTTTATCACTATCGATAAAATATACACCAATAAACTGTTTATTTACTTTTTGATCTACTATCATGATTTTTATGTTATTACATTTTTGATATTACTTAATGCACTAATGAGACTTATCATAATATCATTATATTGATTTATTTTTTCTTTAATAACTCTTGTAATTACTGGTTTTAATAATTTTATAAGATATGTAATTGCTATTATAAATATAAATTTAGCAATTAATGCCATAATTTCTTTTGACATGCAATTAATACAGGTTTTGAAATTTTTCATATCTTTACTTGGCTTATTAAGTGTAATTGTTCCATTGTTTTGTAACGAACTCATCATACCAAACATTACCCGTATTTGAGGTGCTGTTGATACGGCTTGCAACATTTTAACAGTAAAAATATTAATTATTTTTTGAAAAAAACCATCCTTGATTGTTTCTTTGTTTTCGGTTGTCAAATCACTTGTTGTACTTCCACTAGTACTTTCATCAATTGTTGCTCCAATTTGATTACCAATATAAAATGGGTCTGTTGAACCAGATATGTTTGAAATCAAATCACTAAAATTATTAAAATCAAGTTGTGCTGGCATTAATCCACAACCTAAATCATATGTGACACTACCAGCAACTAATTCACGTGCTTTTGCAAGTATTGTATCTAATTTATCAGGTGCAATAATGAATGAATCATCATCATTCATAAGTTGTCTTAATTGTTCTTCGATTAATAATTCTTCATAGATTTGTTCAACGGTTTTGTTTTGATTTTTTGCGAGTGTACCATAAAAATTATCCATAACAGCACTCAGAAGTTCTTTTTTATTAATAAGTTCGGTATCATCAATGTATTGAGTAAAAAAATCACCAATTTTTGCACTTGAACTTAAATTAGGTTTTATTTGAAATGTATCTAAAGAATTATTATATTTCATATTAAAAACACTAAATGTCTCAATAGTACCTTCATTTAAAATTGCATCATATACAGTACTATTAAAAGTATCTGTTGTTGCACCATAAATTAAATTACCTTCTGCACTACTTGGATTGACTTTAAATTTTCCACTAATATCTATATCTTTTACAGGAACAGTAACACCATTTGTAGTAAAATCGCTTCCAAGTGTTTCATCAGCATTTGACTGTATAAATTGTTTTTTAAGAGCAGTTTTTAATTTTGGTTCTGCTTCATCAACTAAACTACCAAATAACCCCCCAAGTATTTCTTTAATTGCTTCAGTACCAGCAACAGTTTTTAATACATCAAGTAAAAAAGGCACAATATCATCCTTATTATTAATTGATGAAAACGAATCAGTTTGTTGATATTTATCATCTTGTTCTATTAAGGAAGTATACGAACCAATCGTAGTAAAAACACTTCTTTTTTTGTCAGCCAAACTCATTGTTTATTTTTTTATTTTACTTTATTTTTTCTCTCAAGTTCTTCTTGAACAAAGTTCAATAATTCATTTCTTCTATCAGTACCCACATTATCTTTTTCTTCAACAGAAACATTAGTACCAACTATTTTATTACTTTTATTATCAAACACCACTTCCTTTAAATAACGTAATAACATTATTTTTTGGTCTTGATTTTTTGCTTCAGCAGCAATAAGTTTAACGATTTGATCGCCAATTGCTGCTACTTCACCACTTTCCTTTATTTTAGTTTCCCATTTTGTGAATAATCTGGTGATTTTTGCTTTAAGATTATGACTATCATTGTAAATCTCTTGAAGAAGTTTGTTTACACTTTCTTCATCAAATTTTAGTTGTTTTCTTTTTGGTCGTGCCATTATAATAGTTTTAGTACATATAAATACAGATTTTTTATTTATATTAATCTTCCATGTAATCTATTTTTTCAATAAAATAGATTTCCTTAAATGGTTTAATTCCAATACGAATTTCTTTTGTACTTAAACCCGTTTGTTCTTTCAAATATAATAAAATTTTATTTTTAGCAAATTTATTAGTTACACGTTTTTCATATTTACCATCTGGACTATCTTCCATAAACAAGACTTGCCAATTTTTTAATACATTAACAATTGCATCCCCAACAAGTGCTTCGTTCTTTTTTATTGTTGGATTATTATCAATTTGATCTTCGATTTTTTCAATTACACTATTAATTAATTTTTCGAGTTGATGTTGTTGTTCCATTTCCATCTCGTAAGTATATTCAATGTTATTATTAATTTCATTAATATAATCATCAAAACACAAATTAGTTTTTCTTTCAGTATAACTTTTTTTACTATGATCTTTATAATAGTTCCTAATTATTGTCTGACAATAACTATAGGCTTTAGAATTAAAAATTCTGTATTTAAACCCATCCCTTTTTTTATTTAATAAATCTAAATCTACTTCAGCATCTTTAACATAAATAAATCTATGAGCATCACCTAATTTATTCCATTTATCAACTTCAGTATCAAACGCCTTACGTTCAATTATGAACGGTCTATATTTAACCATATGATCGATTAGATGTTCAAGAGCATTCAATTCTACCTCATTCATACCATAATTACCAATATGAATAGGATATCGTCTTAAAATTGTTTCTATCATTATTTTGAAAGGTTGAATAAGGATTTTGTTATATATATTGTTTTTTTCTTCCAGCGAATCAGAAAGTATATAATCTATAACTGCCTTTTCTTCTTTTTCAGCAAAATATTGTTTATCATTTTTAACTTTTGTCATTTATTATTAAATCAAAAATTAAATTATTTAACTTCAACTTTTTGAAGTCTTGATAAATCAATTGGTCTATCGTTCATAAAATTAGATTCTTTTGTCGCTGTTTCAAACCAAAATTTTCTTTCATCAATAGGCATATTTTTCAAATACCCACTAAATAAACTATTTTCACGTGTTGCAAGGTGTTTATATCCAATTTTTGGAATACTAAAGATTTTTGATGCATTATTTAATGCTCTAAGCAAAAACTCATACATAAAAGTCAATTTAATATTTGATTTATAACCACCAAGATTCTTAAATTCTGAAGTTTTAATAACACCACCACTTAGTTTGAAATCCGTGTATTGTTTTAATGCATTTGTATTTAAATAACCCATTTCACCATTTTCACCAACAAACTGTTGTGCCCAAACGGTTTCATTTGTCATTTTTATTCCTTGATTCTGTTCATTAACTTCAATCATCATCGTTAGAAAGATGTCAATTTTAGGAAAATTATCAATGTACTGTTGTACGTTTCTGAAATATGTTCCACTATACTCATCATCGAATTCAAGTACCGAAAAATAATCAGTATTTATATTTTCAACTCCAAGATTAACTTGTGATTGATAATTTGTTACACCATCATTTTTAATTAAAACAAAACTCTGGTGAGTAATACCACTCGTACTATATTTACGAATCATGGCATCTCTAAAGCCAATAATACTTGTATCAAGTTCTGTTGAATAAACCAAAACAACCTGTGGAAATACTTCAAGGTCTTCTTGTTTAATAACAGATTCAAATGCTTTTGTAACCAATAATGATAACTCATCGTTATATTCATGTATTGGGATTATTATTGATAAATTCATTTCTTTTTATTTAAAATTTAATATTATTTTTTAACCAGATTTTGTTACATCGGATGGAATAACAACATCAGATGGTATTGATTTAATTGCATTTTCAAAAAGAGTAATTCTTCTATTGGCAAGTTCTGTGTAAATCTCAATTAATCTAGTTTCACTATCAGTTTGATTATATTTTGATACAACGGATTCCATTATATTATATAATTCTGGTGAAATATTATCATCCAAGAATTTAATAAGTACATCCCCTGCCAATACAGGAAG